GATCGCGCTGCGAGCTGCAATCCACAACCGGTGCATTTCTCCTGTTGGGTTTCGGGCATAGGCATCGTAGGCCCTAGTGGTCGAAACCTGTCGCTTGGTACTGGTACTGCCAATCCTACGCACAGGATGTCGCATGGCAGAGTTTAGCTCAGGGTAGCTTGTCGAAAAAGAGATAAAGGGCAGCAATCCGTCCGTCCTGGGCAATGATGAAATCAGTCCCGGCGTAAGCTGGCGCCTCACCGGGACGGCCCGATATCCATTGGACCCGTCCGCCTTTGCCCAATTCCTCGGGCTCGGCAATTGGCTCATATCGGAAATCTGGGTGAGTAGCCTTGATCGCGCCCGCGGCGCGATCGATCTCGTCGCGGCCACTGTAGGTGCCCTTGGGCTCGTAGAACACGCAATCTTCGATATAGATCTCGTCGATGGCCGCGCGCCGACGCGCGGGGTCGTTTTCACCGAAGACCTCTTGAAGATTGCGGGTCAGCAAGGTCGATATGCTGTAGGACAAGGCTTGTCTCCTCTCGGCATCGAGTGCGGACTCTACCCTGAGCAGACCATCAGCCAGAGTACCATCCGTCTGGTTTTGACCACTAGCAGCCCCTGGTCGGTTAAGCAGGATGTTCGGTAGCTTGCACGTCCACGGCGTCGGCTCGCTTTCGATGCGTTCGCTTAGTTTTAGACTGCACTGATGGGTCAAGTTCGCCGATGATGCTGCGGGCTATTGCTCTCAGCTCAGCCGCAGAGACAGCGTCGCGGCCCTCTGGACTGCTGAAGTCGCGCAACAAACCTTTGGCCCATCTGAGGCGCTCAGGCCCAGCGTTCCTCTGGCGTGAGCCGCTTCCTCGGCGGCCGGGCGTCATCCATGTCAAGATCGTCGCAATCGGTGCGCATCCGGGCAAATTATCCTCACGCGCGGGGGCGCACCGTTTCGATAACGCGTTATGATAACTGGTGGTACAGATTACCCTCGCGCACGGGGACGCACCCCTGCGGGACGGAAGGCACATATATCTGCCTACATTGTGCCCTCGCGCGCCGCTGCCACGGTGAGAGGTCGCGCTACGGTGGCGCAACCTACCGAACTCATTGTGCTCTCGCGCGCGGGAACGCGCCCGTATGCCGGACCATGTATACATAGTCCGCGTGACCTATTGCGTTAGCGCACAAACGGTTGATATCGCTCGCTTCGCTAGTGAAACTAGCGTCGTAAGGTACCGCAAACGTTGCGGGAACGTCTCGGCGCAAGCCGGGTAAAAGCGAGTGGAGGCTTTGTGAGACCTGCGGGGTCTGGGCGTTCGGGGTTGTCGGCCCCGGTAAAGGTCCCGTAATTGGGGAAAGGACCCCGTGGGCAGAAGGCGTCGAAGCTTCGAATGTTGTGAGGCTCGTATGAGCCAAGGCAATAAGCGCGAGAATTACATGCGCGCCCAAATCGACAAATCGCTGCCGGATAGCTTGCTGAACGCCAAACTTAGAGCGTCGGTCTGATCATCCCAGCGGCCACTCGGAAAACTCGCCAGTTCGTCAATCAACGACGCGTTCCACGAGGCTTTGAGCATACCGATCTGGCCGATGTTCGCTTGGCTCGCACACGCATCCGCACGCGTCACCTTGTCACCCGTCATGCGCTCCGCCTCGACCCGATAACCCGACAGCAGCTTGATGTAACTCTGCACCTGATCCTTGCCGGCCTGCCCAGGGTCCTCGGGAAACCACTGCTTCACACCATAACCGTCAGACTGCGCCACCGTCTGCACCAGATGCCGCACCTCGTCCGGCGTGCCACGCATCCGCCGAATGTCAGTGACAATCAACATGTCCTTGTAGTGGTTCCAGTCCAGTGGCCGGCTAAGCCTGAGACCCACCGTCCAGTCACCCTTGACCGTCGATGCCAAGTCCCACGCCCGCACTTCCTCGGTAAACGCCGGCAGCACATCAAAGATTGGCATCTCCGCAGGCCGGAACAACGCACCCTCCGGCGGATACGGATGCCCCTGGAACTGCGCATGCCAATCGCGCATCCGCCCGTTGTCGATGTGCCACTGCAACTGCACCAGCTTCTCCGCACCAAACTTGCTCTCCGGCCACAGCGGCTCGCCCTCCGGACGACCCAGCGGATCAATGTCCGCACCCTCACTGATGGCGGACAACCTCAGCACCTTCCATGTGCTCGCCTGCTCGCGCTCCAACCGACACATGAGGTCGAGCTCGTGATACGCGGTGGCGATCAGCACCACGCCACCACCGGGCTTAAGGCAGGGCACGAGATCGGAATGGAAAAATTCCCACAAGCTGTTGCGGCTCGTCTCGCTTTCAGCTTCGGCGCGACTGCGGATCGGGTCGTCGACCAGGATGATGTCCGCCCTTCGACCTCTGATCGCCTGACCAACACCAACCGCAATCAACATGCAACCGTTGCTGGTCTCCCATCTGCCGGCCGCGTCATTGATCAGCCGGTAGCCGAGCACCCGCTCGTTCTCGCGGACATAGCGCTGGATCGTGCGCGAATTCTGCTCGGCGAACTCTTGCGTGTGAGAAACTCCAACAATCGTGGTGCCGGGTCGCAGTGCGAAGTGCCATGCCGGCAGCAAGTGCGATGTGTAACTCGTTTTTGCGCTGCCTCTCGGCGCGATCAAAATCAACCGTGGCGTGCGACCATGCACCACATCTTCCAACTCGCGGATGATCAGCCGATGATGCCGCGCCGGCGTTTCATTGCGCGGCCGCAGCGCGTGCGTGGCGAATGCGAGAAACGACGTGCGACACCGCGCTTGCTGCAACTCGTCCCGCAGCTGCTCCAATCGTTGCAGACGCTCGGGCGAGCCGAGCTGGCGCGGATCGAGCGGCTGATGATGGTCCATCGCAGACTGCCTCCACATGCGGCTCACAACCTACGCGCGGGCACAGGATGGCGCTACAACATAGCTGTCGCAGCAACGAATTGTGCTGATTGTGACTGCAAATTATGCCATCACGCCGCCTCAGGCCGCAGCATCATGTTCCGCACGGTCGTCGCATGCCACGTGCCACCACGTGCCGTCCGCGCCCCGCGCTGATTGAGTTCGTCCGCAATCGCCCGGTAGCTCTGTGCGCCACGCTCCTGTGCCTGTCGGACCAGGGGAAGCACGTTCTTGGCGAATGCCTCGCCCTTGGCCCGGCTTGCCGCCGCTGCCTTCGCCTGCGCCATCGGCAGGTTGGTCCGGTTGCCTAGCAACGCCCCCTCAGCCTTCTTGCGCGCCAGCGCGGCCGTTGTCCGCTCGCTGATCATGCGCCGCTCCTTCTCCGCCAGCGCGGCGTAGATGTGCAGCATGAACGGGTCGCAGTCCGCTCCGAGCTCGGCGACGATGAAAGGAACTTTCTGCACCATCAGCCCGGCAATGAACGCAACGTCACGGGACAACCTGTCCAGCTTCGCCACGATCACCGGACATTTCGCTTTCTTCGCCTCCGCCAAAGCGGCAGCGAGCTGCGGGCGGCGATCGAGGGCATCGTTACCCTTGCCGGTCTCCACCTCGACATGCTCCCCGGCAAGCTGGAAGCCCTCGGCGTCGACGAAACGGGCGATCGCCTCCCGCTGGGCATCGAGGCCGAGCCCGGACCTGCCTTGTTGGGCAGTGCTCACGCGGTAGTAGGCGATGATCTGACGCATGCTCCAGCCCTCCAATCCCGGCCGTGCATGCATTATACGTTCATATAAGGTCTTTACAGAGCACAGTCGCCATGCCGCTGGCGCGTATCTGTGCCTCAGTTCAGCGTCGCCGCCTCGCCCTCGATCAGCGCTCCCGCCTGTGCTTCGGCCTCCGCCTCGGCCTCGATCAGTTGGCGCATCTCCGCCAGGATCACGCTCGGGTCGCGCACCACGGACGTCGGGACCACCGTCATGTCGACCGAGCTCAGCCGCGCGGACTGGTAGGGCGCCAATGCAATCGCGCTGGCCTTCGCCCCCACGAGATCGCCGGCCATCAGCTCGGCCCTCATGATCCGCTGCAACACCTGGACAGCTGTTAGCTCGGCTAGTTGTTCTGGCGTTAGTCGCTCGGCGAGCAACACCTCGACCAGATGGGCTTCCCGCTCGCGCGTGGCCTTGTTGCGGACGCCAGCGACCCTGCCGCCATACCTCGGGTGACCCTTCGGCGCGCCCGGTTTGCCGTTCGCCATCGCCCAACCCCTCCGGGAAACTACTTTTACTACTCGCCCATCTAAATCGAGCGGTTTGTTTCATCCCGCTCGGAGTTGATGCCGCTCAAGGGACACAGGGACGGCCAGGGTCGTCCCTCCTACCGAGTTACCCCTGCACGCGCGCGAGAGACGCCCTGTGCATAGGTTCTACAACCGTAGGGTGATCGCGCGTGCACGCGCGTACGGGCTAGCTCGGAAGTCGGTGTCCCTCGGCGTCCCTGTCGGGCGCGCCCCCCATCAACGCGTGGCCTCGGCGGGTTGGGACGGGGGGCGAGTACTCTAACAGACCGAGCGGGACGAAGCCGAAGCTTGCGGCGCCTTCGGGCCTCAGTGACGCGGCGTCCCGGGTTGCTCATCGGTCATCGCCATTGTCGGGTTCGACGGCGTCGCTGCCGTCGTCATCGCCCCAGCGGCTGCGTTGCTGTGGCTGGACCTTGAGGCCGATCCCCCTGACCCATCGCTTGCCGTCGGATTTGATGCGTTTCAGAGTGGCGGCTTCGAAGTGATCGATGGCGTCGGTGAACGCATTGCTGGCCATTTCTTCCAGGTCGTTTTCCCCGGCCCATGCGTTGAATGAGGCACGCAGTTTGGCGGGTTCCAGTTGCAAGTTCTTATCGAGAATGCAGCAATCTTCGATCCAACGGCCGAGCACGTCCTGGGCTTCGAAATAGTGGCTATTGGCCGAGATGATGGCGCGGGGTGGTTGCAGGCCGATGCGCTGCCATTCGAGGCAGCCGTTGATCATCCAACGCAGGATGCCGGGCCATTCGGCGCGAAGTTTTTCCTTAAGCGCGAGGTCGGGCTTGGCGGGCTTGTGGGTGAAGGGCGCGATGCGCAGCCGGCGCTCCATGGCGGTGGAGCGGCTGCGTAGCTTTGGCATGTGATTACCGTGCAGCAATGGCTTGTGGGTCGGATCGAAGGTGAACGGGCGGCCGGCCGGGTGGCGCCCGCTCAGCCTGTCGCCGCCAGTGATTTCCTTGACGAAGGCTTCGGCCCAATAGGAGCCTTGCTCGGTTTCGGCGGCGACGATCAGGCGTTTGCCGGCCATGTTGGCGCGGTAATACTCGCTGGGTCGGAACGCTTGGGTGGTGAACACTTCCATCGGCGCGGTAATGGCGTAGTCGCCCATGATGCCGGTGAGGGTTTTGACCACCGTCCCTTTGCCGCTGCCGCCGGGGCCGAACAGGAACAGGATGAGTTCCTCCATCGTGAGCCCGGTCAGGCCGTAACCGGAATAACGCTTGAGAAAACCGACCAGCTCCACATCGCCGCCGGTCGCTTCGGCGAGGAAGGCGAGCCACAGCGGGCAGTCCTCGTTGTCTGCCGGGGTGCATGCGGTGGTCATGGTGATCATGTCGCTGCGTTGTCCGGGGCGCAGTTTGCCGTTCTGCACGTCGACCACGCCGCCGGGGGTGCCGAGCAACCACGGGTTGGTATTCCAGTCATCTTGCGCGGTGGCGACGTCTGGCATGGCGCGCGCGCCGGTTTCGACGGCGGCGGAGAAGCGCACCTTCTCGATTTCGCGCCGGTCTTTCTTGCGCTCCCCGAGTGCGAGTATGCGGCAGAGGTTGAGCGACCATGAGAACGCGAGCTTGCGCTGATCGGGTTTCCAGTAATGCCCGGTCCAGGTGAGCCAATTATTGCTGCTGTGATTGAAGCGGAGTTCGTCACGGTATTTCGCCACGAAGGCGCGCAGCACGGCTTGTTCGGTGATCATGTCGATACCCGCCGCGTCCTCTTCGGCGGGCGGGTGACTGGACTGCCAATCAGGTGGCGGATGATCCCCCTTCCCCGCCGGGCCGCTTTCGTCCTCGAAAAGCGGCGGCGACGCCCCCTTCCCGCTTTCCGGTTCGCCTGCCGCCTTCGGCTCCGCCTTGCGCTGCCGTGGATCGATCCAGCCGTGGCGTTTGGCTTCGGCGAAGATCGAGCCGGCGCCGATCGATGTGGGCTTCGCGGCGATCACCCGGTCCCACAGCGCCTTCGTCTCCCGGTCGTCATGCTTGGCGGCATATTTGGCGGACCACGTGCGGAAGATGGCGAAGCCGGTGCCGTTGGTGGCGCCCACCACGGCGTAGGCCCAGCGCACCCACTCCCGGTATTCGTGATCCGGGTTGTCCGGGATCGGCCCGTTCGGAATGTGCGCCATCGCGGCGGTGATCAGCGCCAGTTCGCCCCGCTGTTCCCGCGTGCTGCGGTAGGCACCGCTGCCATTGGTGTTGCCATTGCCCTTCCCGCTGCCATTCAGCCCGGCGCCCGCAGCGGCCTCGGCGAGCCTTTCGACGGCATCGGCGAGATTGATCTCCGCATCCGGGTTGATGCGTTCGATGCGGCACAGCACAGCTCGCCCTGGACGCTTGCGGTTCAGGGACCCCGGCCAGCGGAAGCAGTGCACCACGGCGATGGCGGTGGGATCGGCGCCGGCCAGCATGGTGGCGTTCGCGCGCGCATCATGCAGTTGGATGTGCTCCGCCTCGGTCCGTGTCGGTTCGGATAACCGCCAATAGGCATGGCGCTTGGCGTGCACCTGTCCGGTCGCGGCATCGATCCACTCGCCGCCGCTCAGCACCAGCACGGTGGCCGCGCCGAGCAGGGTTTCCAACCGTGCCAGGGCGACGCGGGTGTCGCCTTGGTCGAGTTCCACTACCAGGGCGAGGCCCTCGGCGATGTCGCGTCCCTTGGCGGTGCCGGGGCGTTTGAACGTGGCGATGGCCGGGCTGAACACGGTGGGATCGGTGGAGCCGGCGGAGTAGCGGATACCGCGCTCGATCTCGGCGAGCAGCCTGTCCCCCTCCCCCGCTCGCACATCAACCAGCCAAGGCGCCGGCCGGGTGCGATCGTGCGGGAATACGCGCAATGCGATGTAGGCGCTCGGATTAGCGTAGCGGAAGATGCAATCGAGGAAGACGGCGGCTTGTGTCGGGTCGGGTTGCGCGGCGCTCATGCGCCCTCCCCCCGATCGTGGAACTCGTCCAGGGCCCGCAGCACGACGCGGGACCACGCGCTGCGCGTTCCGTGACCGCTGAACCACACTATGGCCGGCGGCGTGCACCAGCGACGCGATCCGGCGCGATGCACAGCCACGCCCTTCACGCGAAGCCCGCTGCCGTGCTCGATGTCGCAGTGCCCGATCAGACTGCCGTCCGGCGCGGCGACTGGGCGCCACGCCAGCAGCCGCGTCCTGGCCATCACCGCTTGCGGGGGCGACGTTGCGGCTTCGTCGCGGCCAGTCGGGGCGACATCTGCACCGGCCAGCCCAGGAATTCGAGCGATCGCCGCTTCGCTGCCTTGCTGGTGCTATCCGGCGGTTTCGGCCAGATCGGCGCCACCGATGCCACGACGCTGTCGCCAAACTCGGCGCGCAGCCGGTCGCGGTGCCGTTCCGCGGTCTCCCGGTCCTGATAATCCAGGTGCTCGTCCGGGAGCTTGAACGGCGGTCGGTGGTTCTGCGCGAAAACGAAACTCAGGCGCCAGCCGGCGGGCTCTGCCCCGCTCACGGCACCGGCTCCCGCAGTTCGGCGGCGGCCTTGACCAGCGTCCGCGCCAGCTCGGCGGCGTTTTGTCGCCCTAGCATGGGGAAACACCGCCATACCGTCGCCCCGTCGATCGGCTCCCCGGCGGCGAGCCGGGCGGCCAGCGTGGCCACGGCGGCGTCGACGCGCGGGGCGAAGCTGGTACGGGTCATGCCGTTGGCCAATCCGACGCCATCGTGCAGCGACCGGCTCAGCACGTCCGGCCAGTGTGCGGGGTTCCGGCAACTCTGTGCCCCCCACACGGCAAGCAAATGCAGACGCACGGTGTCGGAGATACGAATGTTCAACACGGAGCTCTCTCCTTCCGTGCTGCGGGCGACCATAGCGCCTTGCCCGGGCTGGTGCGTGGCCGGCCGGGCGCCCGCGGCGGCGGCGGATCGCCCCGCTGCATGTTCGCCATGATCTTCTCCCGCGCCAGCGCGAGCACCGCACGCCGCTCGCCGGCCACCAGGATGTAGGGCAGGTCGAGCCTATAAATCGTGCGCTCCGAACAGCCGAGCGCGGCGGCGATCTCCTTAAAGTTCGCTGTCCCGCCAAGCAGCATTTGCTTGATGTCTGCGGCAGTGGGGGGCTGCGGTATCTCTGGCATGACTGGCTCCGTCAGATGCTGACGGGGTGTGTCTCACAGGCGCAGCGGAAAAGTTGCCGGCAGTTGCCGGCAACTAGCGCGAGAGGCCGCGAAGGTAACGCAGGAACTTGGCAAGACCGGCACGGAACTCGCTGTTCTCCCTACCGACCACCAGCTCAGCGTTGGGCGTTTCGTGCTCCATTGCGTAGGAAGCGATCTGGTCCGCCAGCTTTGAGGCGCTGATGTTTAGGTCGGCAAACCCAAGGTGTTGCGCGAAGGCCAGTCCGGCGATCAACGTCGCTTCGGTCCGGGGGGACATGCCGCGCCCCTCGGTCACCCCCGCGCGGCGGAACGCTTCTTCCGGCGTCAGTCGCCGGTTGTCCTCCGTGACAAACCATGCGCCCCCGGGATCGCCGCCTTCACCGAAAGTGCCGGCGTCGAGCACGAACCCGACGATAGGGTCGCTCCGGCGTTTCGCTTTGGATGGTCGTTTCGCTTTGGATGGTCGTTTCGCCTTGGATGGCGGCTGGCTCATGCCGCATCACCGGCGATGACCCGGGCAGCGAGCGCCGTCGCCTGCCTCAACGGGTCGTCCATCAGATGCGCGTAACGCTGCGTCGTTGCTGCCTGCGAATGGCCTAAGAGGGCGCCAATGATCGGGAGAGACAGACCGGAGGACGCCAGCACGCTGGCATAAGTGTGCCTGAGATCGTGCAGCCTCGCGCCTTCGATCCCGGCCTGCCGACAGGCGGATGCCCAGAACCGTTTGATCTCCACCAGCGGCCTTTCGGCGGACTGCCCGGGGAACAGGAACCGCCCCGTGGCGGCCTTTCGCATATCGGCGAGCAGCGCCACCGCCTGCGGCGACAGTGGCACACGGTGCAGCTTGGCCTGCTTGGTCGCGGTGTGCGGCTTGGTCCAGGTTCCGGTCGTCAGATCGAATTGGTCCCATGTCGCACTCAAAACCTCGTTGCGACGGGAGCCGGTCAACATCAGCAGGCGGACGGCATTGGCACTTGATCGCTCCGGGTGCGCGTCTAACACCGCCCCGAGGCGCGCCAGTTCCGTCGCCGTGAGATAGCGTTCCCGCGGGTGCTCCGGTGCTCGTTCGACGCCCCGTGCCGGGTTGTCGGCTCGCATGCCCCACTTGACGGCCAGTGCGAACATCTTGCCCAGCACGGCGATGGCGCGGTTCGCCGCCGTGGGTGTCCCGCTGTGCACCAGGCGACCGTGCAGTTTCTCGATATCGGCGTGGGTGATGTCCGCGACCGGCACCCGGCCCAGCACCGGGGCGACATGCAGCCGCAGTGGCCTGCGATACTCTTCCTGCGTGCCCGGGCGCTTGCGCGCGATGTGCTCGGCACCGAACCGGGCGATCAGGTCACTGACCAGCGGCGCCGCCCGTAGGGCATGGCGCTCGGCCATTGGATCTTCGCCGACATCGACCTGCCGGCGCAGGACAGCGGCGTGCGCGCGTGCCTGATCAGCGGGCCAATCGGGGTAGCTGCCGATCGTGATGCGGCGCTCGCGCCGGCCCGCGCGGTAATTCAACACGAAGGATTTGGCGCCTGCCGCGGTGACGCGGACGCCGAAGCCTTTGAGGTCGGTGTCATACCTGATCCGGTTGCCGGTGCGTGACGGGGTGAGTGCGGCGGCCACCGCGTCGGACAGTGGACCAGGGTAATCCCAGGGGTCACCACCGCTTGCGAGGAAGCCGTCAAGCTGTTTGTCTTTGGGTCGTGGCATGGAAGTCGTGTCCGCAGCGTGTCCGCACGGAGGTGTCACGCTGTGACCGGTCGTGTCAAACACAGACTGGCGGGGTCTGAAGCAAGGCTAGATAAGACAATCGCTTAGGATCGACGGCCTGCGGACACGCGTAGGATCATTGACTTAGGAAAGCGGCCAGATAAGACTGGGGGACT